CCTTCACGCGGTGCAACCCCCCTGGGAGCACCGTAATGATGGTCCAAGACAGTGGCTTTATATTTGTGAACCCAAGAACTCTCACGAGTCCGAATTAGTTCAGCTAGCCACGGTCCTGTCGGATCCGTTCTTTCCCCCGTCTGAGGAAATGGACGATGACGGTTACTACCTCATCGCCCTGGGGGACGCCCCCTCGAGTGTGTTCATAGTCGACGATGATGGTTTAACCCACATCGAAGATAGAACGCGCTCGCGCGTCCCCCCTCCGCCCCGTCTCGTAAGCGGTCTCCCTCTCCCCAAGCTCCGCTCGGGACAGGTTCATTACTCGGTCGACTACCGCCTCGTTCAAGCCTTCTCTGGCTTACGCGCGGTTCTCCTCGTCCTTATCGACTCTTGCGGCTCATGTGCCCAAGACCCCGATTTCATTGGAAATCTGCCTTACACGGACTCAACCACCGTGCTGAAGGAGATGTTCAAATGGAGTGAAGAAGCCTTTGTCCCTAACGCGAAGTTTTGGAAAGACTGGCCCCTGGCCCGATTCCTCAAGAATCCCTTGCCACCAGTCCCCTCTACTTGGACCCGAAGTCCCATGTCTGCTCTATTTTCTGGAGCCACTGGGAAGTACTTCAATCGCCTCGCCACTTATCCCTCGGATCGTGAAGACTCCTTTCTTTACTACCGTGCGGTGTTTGGCCTGGCCCAATCCAAACGAGGGTTTGCCGAAGTGCCCCGATCTTTCGTCAAGAAAGGTATGCTTAAGCACTCTCGCCAACTTTCCACCCCTCCTACCTCCGATCCCGACCTCGTGTCCGCGCGCATCTTCGCCGACACTTTCCTCGCCGGGTTTCGATGCCCCAAGATCTTCGCGTCTCTTCCCTCTCAGGAAGGATCGACTAAAGCATCTGTGGAGGCGTCCCGTCAAAACGGAGGCGCCCGTGAGTTTCTTCGTCATCTCACGGCCGAGTATCATGGCACCACGGTGGACTCGGACCTTCTTGTCCGCATGTTCAACCCCGACGGTTCCCAGGTATTCGAGGAGCGGGGTCTACCCCCCCTCTCTCCCGAGGATTGGCGTGTCCTCGTGGCTGGTTATAGTCCAGCAAAGTCGCGTTCATATCTGAAGCCGACTATTCAGAAGCAAATCAAGCGACTCCAGGAGTCACATCCTGAGGTCTCCCGCCTCCCGACCGCCCGTGTCGCTGAGGTGCTTGAACCCCTGAAGGTCCGTCTGATCACTGCCATGGACGCCGTTCGGAGCCATGCTGCCCGCCCCCTTCAAAGGGCCCTCTGGCGCTTCCTCCGATCCTCCCCGGTTTTCCAACTCATAGGAGAACCCGTCACGGAGTCCATTATTCATGGACTCGTCGACCGCCACCGAAAGAACGGTGGTTCGGAGGACCCCTTCGTCTCCGGGGACTACTCTGCTGCGACAGACGGACTGGACATCCGTCTGTCGAAGGTCTTCTTGGATGCGATCCTCGATCACCTCGACCCTGAGGACCTCCCCTTCCGGGAGACGCTCGCCT